AATATCCACGAATCGATCAGGCGTACAGCTGAGGCGCTAGGGGCTGAAATAGCAGCTGCTAGATACTTCGGGATCAAAGACTTCAAGCTTGAGTTAGATAAGTTTAAGCTCAGAGCTGACATCGGTAATCGAATCGAAGTCAAACATACGAAATAGGTTGACGGACATTTAATCCTAAGGGAAAGGGATAGAGTCGAGGATTTAGCCGTGTTAGTAGTAGGTGAATCACCGACTTATTACGTCAAAGGCTGGATTCCAATTCGCTCAGCTAAGACATCTCGTTTCAAGCATGATAAAGACGGCTCATGGTGGGTCAGTCAGCATAATCTCAATTCTATGGAGAATTTAAAGGAGTCCAATTATGGAGAAATTGAAATTTGAGTGTCGTCGCTGTAAGCGTGAAACGCTACAGGTAGAGCGCATAGTGACCGACTTACTACCGCCTGGAGTTAAGACGCTCGAGTGTACGGTATGCGGCTCTATGGGCGTATGTCTAGTAGGGAGCGATAATGCCACAGCTTAATATTAAATGTGGTTGCGAAACATCTCCAGAGATTGAAATAACAGTAAAACGAGGAATCGTACCGATTGCTGTCATAAGCTGCCAAAAATGTAAATTCACTTATACCTCAATAGGTGGCGAGGTGAGTCGTGCCTAGTTATTTATACCGGTGCGACCAATGCGGCGGCGAGCTCGAGATGAATCACTCGATACCAACTAACGGCGATCTATCGCCCCTATGCTGTAGTTATCCAATGCTTAGGGTATTTAGTGCGCCTACGATCATATTTAAGGGGACGGGCTGGGGTGGCTCTAAATGAGTGAGCAATTCTATCGACGTACAGAAAACGCTTATTTAAACGGTTGCTGTAATGAAATCCAGTTTCTCTATATATGCGTTAAGTGTGACGTACATATGGGTTGCTATTACTGTGAATATGATTTAACTAAGGCTCATGAGTGCGATGAATAGTTATCCACAGTTAAAGAAAGTTATCCACACACTGTGGGACTCGCCCAAGAATACGCTCAGACTTGCGCGGTATTTGACTGGCTCGGTACGATCAACTCTCTCGACGAGAGCCCCACAGGGGGCGAGCTCGCGGCGAGTCCTACTATCGGGCGTACTATGTATAGCGTGGGCTATACCGAGTCCTACATGGGCTAGTTCTATAACATCTAAAGATAACTATAAGCTCTACTTACATAGCAGAATAATTAAAGATAATCAATATCAATGCGCTTATAAGTTATACATGAAAGAATCTAGGTTCGATAGTAGAGCCGTTAATGGTAGTCACTACGGCATACCTCAGCTGCGTAACAAGAAGCTAAAGAACTTAGACGGATACACTCAAATAGATTGGGGTATCCGATACATCGCTCATAGATATAAGGGCGACTATTGCCTAGCATGGAAACACTTCAAAGACAAGGGGTGGCACTAATGGCAAGTGCTGTTGATAACGGATCATCTGGTAAGTGGAGAAAATTAAGGGAACGAATCCTCAGACGAGATAACTATATGTGCCAGCAATGCGGACAGACTGAGGGACAGCTCCATATAGACCATATTGTGCCTAGACGCCTACAAGGTGGAGATAATGAGGAAAATTTGAGAACTTTATGCCAAACCAACGATAATTGCCGCCTGTGTCGTTGTTGATATAACCTAAACAATACGCACTCGCAGCCGTTGAGGACATACCTTGAACATATACGAACAATTTATTTTTTCCGCTAATACCTGTAACGCTAACGCTTGATCCGCTTAGAGCTGTACCGCCAGCATTTAACAGCGTATAAGTAGTAGCTGAGCCAGCCGGAGTAACCCACTCTGGAGCAGTTGCGCCAGTATTTACGGTTAAAACCTGTCCAGCTGTGCCAATTCCCAAACGTGTTGGAACTGTCGAATTCCGATAAATAATATCGCCAGCCGTTGTTACTGTTGATTTAGCGATGGCAGCATTAGCTAAGTCGTAAGCCGCTTTAGTAGCTGTTGGAGTTGAAGCTAAAACGCTCGAAGTTGTTGAAGTTGAGTCGCTAAGTTGAACAACGCCTGACGCACTTGTTGAAGCTGCGTCCACGCCAATAGTTACAGCGCCAGAGCTGCCGCCACCGGTAATCGGAGCGGTTACGTTCACGGCTGTAATATCGCCTACGTCATTAGTTATCCATGTGAAATCCATGTCGGCATTTGTAGCCTTTGACAGAATTTGACCGGTAGTACCGCCCTTTAGATCAGCCATCGATGTATCGACCGCCTGACCGAAAACCTCAAAATCCGCTGGGAGATCGGTCACTAGATCGGTACTCGTTGGCATTTGCCAGCCGAAATTACTTGTCGGATTTGTCATTTGTTCTCCTTATGCTACGACTAGCGCGGTTTCCCACGTTAGCGACCCGGTAATAGTATTCCACGATTCCGCCGGATTGACTTGCTCCCACTTCATGGCTTGAAGTGAGTAGCTGACTGGCGAAAGATTTAAAGTCACAGCGATTTCATTATAAGCAGCCTTAAAGCTCCAGCCCTCGACGAAGCCCTGAAAAATAGCGCCCATGTTTAACGGTAGATCGTTTATGGCTAGGGGTAATCCCATAAAGACATTTATTAAAGCGTCCCGATCGGCATTATCTAGCTCGGGATTTGTAAGCTGAAAAGTTATCGACTGTAAGTTCGCTTGAGGCGTAGCTCTTAAAGTTAGGTAAAAATCGGCTTGATCCTGAGCGTCCACCGTTTTATCGATTGTCGTCGTGATCGACTGAGCTAAACGACCATAAAGCGCGATCGAATCTAAATCCTCGGCTGTAACCTCACTCGACCCGTTTTCTTTATATTTGAGCGATATATCATTACGAACGTCACCGGCTCGCGTTTCAATTTTTAGCCCGTTATAAAGCGCCTGATTAGCCGTTACTTCGGTATATCCGTTAGTCGCTAAATAAATCGATCTATGAGTCGAATCGGCGTAAGAAATTAGACCGTTAGCGTCCTCATAAATATAACCTAGACCGCTAGTAGCAAGCGCTGAAACTAGCGAATAAACGTCGGTCGTACTAGATGTACGAGCTGACAGCTCATAATTGCCCGGGCGATCGATGTCGCCTAATCCTACGTTTTGAGCGTTTGCCCATGTTTCCGTCGGATTGTAATTACCCCACGTTAAAGCTGCTGGAACTTCTGCCCATGTATTTAAAAGTAAATCCTGTAATACTTCCCAGATTTGATCGCCGTCAAAATCTTTTGAAAGTATGCCTTGAGTTAGCGCCTTAGGTAAGCGGCTAAGTGCTCCCAGCGCTGTAATGCTAATTACCTGATTTATAGCAACGTTTCCAGCTGTATTTATTTCGATCCCATAATCGACGACAGTTCCGCCAAAAATAGGAATGAACGTCGCGGTCGAATCTTGTAATTCGATCGATACTGAATCGTTAATGTTTATATTAATAATTTGCTGATCGAGATTTATTAGCTCGATATTACAGTAGCCGGCTTGCGCTTGCTGATAGATGTTTGTTCGTCCGCTAGTGATAGATAAGTTAGCCAGGACATAAGTCGTAAACTCGACTCCCTGTATCTTTACGCGCCAAACTGGATTAAATAACGTCATTAGAAAGCCAAAGCGTTAGCGCCATTAGTACCACGATAATAAGAATTATTTAATACGTCCACGATTCGTCGAGCTGTTCCCTCTTGATCGATTGCGCCGCTTACGTTGATGTAAATATTTCCGCCGCCGCTGCCTAACTTGCTATTTGGAATAACGCGTCCATTACCCGACGGGACGAATAATTCCGGCCCTCGTTCGCCCACGATGTAAGGCTGATTTGCGTTAGCTAAACCGCCAGTCGCGAGCATTGGGATTTCTTGTAAATCTTTCGATCCGGGCTTTAGATTGTTCACGATGTTATAGCCTTTAATAAGTAAATTAACGACTTTAATTGCTGCGTTAATTCCAGCGACTACGCCCTTAATAGCGACGCTAACGCCGTCAATAATAAGCGCTACGCCTGAAAATGCGAGTTTGAAAGTTGTACCTATAAACGTGGCAAAGGGTTTAGCAATTAGTAAAAATGCCGTAATTCCAATACCGAGTAATTTAAAGAATCCTGTATTGCTTTCGATTAGATCGCCAATAGCTCCAAATATGTTTTTAACGCCTTGAATTGCTGGCGTTAATTGAGCTTTAAATATTGGGATTATGTATTTATTTAGATAATCCCAGAGAGCGGTCAGACCCGGAATAAAAGTATCTTTGAAAAATGTACCTAAAGCCGTAAATACTGGCTGTAAGTCCTCGCCAATATCTGTGGCTAGTGTGCTCAGGGTTGGAATTACTTTATCGACGAATATCGTAACGAGTGGAGTAATCGCGTCGAGTACGAACGCTCCGACGGTTTCTTTGCCCTCGTCAAATGCGATCTTTAAACGATCCATCTTTCCGGCAAAGGTTTCAGCCGCAGCGTTAGCCGATCCTTCATAAGTTGCGGTAACGGCGGCGATTGCTTCATCGAAAGACATTGTTTTAAGTTCGGCAGCTGTTAAACCGATATCTAATTTGGCTAATGCTGCGGTATTACCGTCGTAAGCCTTAGCGATTAGATTTGACGTAGTTTCGAGTGATTTTCCCGAACCGACCGAAGCGTCGAGAGCGACCTTTTGTAATGCCATCGCTTTTTCAACGTCACCAGTCGATGTAACCAAACGAGAAAACGACGGGCGAAGTTCATCGTCCGTCACGCCCACAGCGAGCGCTGTCTGTGTTATGTATGACTCGACCGCGGCGATAGTTGCGTCTGTTGCTGTTGTAACGTTGCCGATAGTCGTCGCTAATTTTGCTTGAGCGGCTTCGTCCTCAATCGCAGCTTTAACGCCATCGACTAAAAGTTTTCCAGCATAAACCGCGGCAGCTGCTCCGGCAGCGGCAAACGCTGCGCCAGCCTTAACACCAAAATCGCCTAGCTTTGTACCAAATGAGTCTGTTTCGGTGCTTGCGTCGGTAAGTCCCTTTTTGAGATTATCTACGTCCGCAAGGATCGAGAGTTTGAGCGTTCTTGATCCGTCAGCCATTAGTCGAACCTCTTAACTATTGTAGAAAACGCTTTTTCCCATTCAGCGATCAAATAGGACTGTTCAGCTCTTAAAGTTGGATAAATAAAATATCCGGTCGATCCGCGACCAGTAGTTCCAGACCAAATCGGGAATTGTTTAAATTTATTCGATCCAAATTCTGAACCGCCCCATAGATCGCGAGTAGTTGCGCCGCCGCTAAACTTTTGACCGACATAACCGAAAGCGATCTCGCCAATTTTGGACGATTTACTTA